TTTTTGAAAATTGGACAAAAAAAATGTCCAAAAATGAAAATCCGAAAAAACTTTTACCAAAAAATTTTAAAAATTTCACTACACGTGTAGGGACTTTTTATAGGGTAAAAATGCGATTTTCTCTACTAAAATGTAGATGACCCTCTTTAAGTAGGTTAGAATATAATATTTAATTTAATACTTAAAGAGAGAATATATTATTTAATTTAATACTTAAAGAGAGAATATATTATATTATTTAATTTAATACTTAAAGAGAGAATATATTATTTAATTTAATGCTTAAAGAGAGAATATATTATTTAATTTAATACTTAAAGAGTATATCTGTTTATAATATTGCTACACCAGTGTAAAAATATAATACGTCTGAAAAATAAGTTATAACCATAACTAGGTAAGAAGGTAAAATATTATGTTTTATATTTTTATTGAAATATAAAACAAAAATGTATTGAAAATAACTTTATTTTTATACTGAAATAAAAGTCTTTAAAATGTTAAATGTCTAAAATAAATTAGTTGTGTCATAATGAATTAAACTATTTATATACTCTTTATATAGTGAAAAGTTATCAATATTTTTGTCTATATTTAATATTGTTTTTAGTAAATAGTTAATTTCTATATTCGTATTATTAAATATTCATACAATACCAACTAATGTATGAATAATTTTTCTAATAATGTTACAATCAGTTGTATATTTTAATAAATTTATATTATAAAAGTATTCTTGTTTTATTGTTTTTATTAAATCCGTATATGTATCAATATTTTTATCACAAACTTCATAAAATATATATTTATTAATATTTATCATCAGTGTATTATATATATATATATAATTTTATTATTATTACACAAAAAATTATTATGTAGCGTACATTAAAGCAGCGTTTCCACCTATAAAAGTAACCATGTTTACTCTCTCTTCTATCAAATACATATTAAAGTTATAATCATAAATACGCCATGTTGGTTTATTAATACCTATTATATCACCTGTAGTAGGGTCGCAAATTGTTAACACTTGAGCATAAGGGTCAACTGGTGGACTAATAGTTGTAAATTCAAATTGAACATTTGTAAATCTACTCATATTCATAGCGCCAGAAGGTTGAGTTGTAAAAGGATTTGTATCTAAACAAAAATTATAGCAATATAAACCAGATGGTGCATTTCCGGAGGTTCTTACATATTTTTCTATAAAATTAAATACTCCAACGGGTAATATATTCTCTCTATATTGACCATCTAATAATATCCCTAGAGCAACTAAAATATATTGTATATTCTGTGGATTATACACTCCAGTGATGTAGAGTCCGCTTAATGTACCCAGAGGGTTTAACCCTGGACCTAATGTAGGTGGACCAGTTGGATTAGGATTAGGTACATCTCCAGCAGTAGAACCTGGTACGACATCTTGTGGCATATAGTTATATGGCCAATTCGTATAATTGGACCATTGATTACGCAAATTTACATCACTTCTTTGAAAATAGAACATCCAACTAATGATCATTCCTAAAGAATCTAAATCAATCTTATTTTGCCCGGTAACATTGTAGTAGGGTTTTTCATAAACTTGTTTAAACAAATATTTTTGTTCATTTTTAGCAAAAACTTCTGATTCATCATTTGAGAGAAAACAATATGTACAATTTAAGTTGATATCTGCGTTCCATATTGTTCGAGTATCTACATACGATAAAGGTCCTAATATCTCATCAGGAGGTGTTTGTAGAAATCTGTAAAATTGCATATAGAATTGATTAAAATTGGGTGCAATTATTGGATAATTATTTGTGTAATCCATTACATCACGTATAGTAAACCATTGATTAATAGGTCTAAATGAAACACTAATTTGAAGTTCGTTATATTGTAAAGCTATTAAAGGAAATGCTTGACTTGTAACTAAATTAAACCATGCACCAAGTGGAATATATAATGTGCGACCCATTATTGAAGGTTGCGCGCCTGCAGGACTTGTAGTATAATATGCATTGGGATAAGCATTTACTCTTGCACCATAATTTGCAGGATCATTCAACTCAGCAGTTTGTCCAATCATTTCATTAAATAACGCTAATTTTTGCGCATTAAAATCTCTTTGCACTGACGCTAAAATATATTGTCCAGAATATTGTTGCAATTGTTGATTACCACAAGTAATAGTAATGTTACTGATGATTTGCGCGCCTATATTTTCAATCCATTGGAATTCATATGGCGCCCAGTCAGTATACCCTTTTGAACCATCAGGATTGGTATATTCTTGTGGTGGCATAATTGGACTCCAAATATTAGGCAAATTTATGGATATATAGCAGTCCATAAGAAGATCACCATATCTTTTAACCTTAAAAACAAATGTAGATTCTGTTGTTAAACTGAGTGTTGGAGTTCCTTCATAATCGAGTCTGAAATTTTGTTTACCATAATTAGTATATTTTTTATAAGTTGCTTTCCAAAAAGTTTTTTGAGGGTTTGAATTTAAAATCACATTCTGTTGTCCTATAGACACTAGTTGCATAAGACCACCTGGCATTTGATTTATATTATAGTAGTATTTTTAATTCTTTATTTCATCATAATATAATTTAATTATTTCTAACATATTTTATTTATTTACTTTTATCTCTCAATATGTAAAAATAAAAATTAAAAATAATATAATATATTAGATTAATGACAAGTCAACCAAATGATTATTTAAGCGCAATAAAAAATTTAGATGAAGATTTTAAGATTTATATGATCGTGGTTTTTATTTTCATAATTCTGTTAATATTTATAGGATATATGATTTATCTTAATAAATTAAAAGGTCGCGAGTGTGATTATATGAATAACCTATATCCAAGCGTAGACGGTTATTTAAAACCATTAACTTCAGATGATACGGATTGTTCAGGTAATTTATACGATTATTATATAAAAACAGCGTATAACTCTTGTTCAGGCGGTTCATATAAAAATGATTTTGTCGATTTATGTAATTTAAAAGCAGTTATTAAACAAGGTGTTCGTTGTCTAGATTTTGAAATTTATTCATTAGATAATAAACCAGTAGTTGCAACAAGTTCAGTAGATGATTATTATGTTAAAGAAACATTTAATTCTGTAAGTTTTAGTGATGTAATGGATACTATTAGTAATTACGCTTTTTCGGGTGGAACATGTCCAAACCCAACTGACCCATTATTAATTCATTTAAGAATTAAAAGTAATAATATTAAAATATATTCTAAATTAGCAGATATATTTAAATCATATGATAGTATTATGCTTGGCGAGGATTATAGTTTTGAATATTCTGGTAAAAATTTAGGTACTGTACCATTATTAGAATTAAAAAACAAAATTATTTTAATGGTAGACCGTAGTAATACTACATTTTTACAAGATGAACATTTTTTAGAATATGTAAATTTAACAACTAATTCTATATTTGCAAGATCATACGACTATTACAATATAAAAAATAATCCTGATACACAAGAATTAACCGAATATAATAAAAGAAATATGACTATTGTATTACCAGATAAAGGAATAAACCCTTCAAATCCAAGTTCAATTTTATCTAGAACTTATGGTTGTCAAATGGTAGCTATTCGTTACCAACTAGTTGATAATTTTTTGATGGAAGATAATGCGTTTTTTGATAGAAATGGTTATGCATTCGCATTAAAACCCGCGCCACTAAGATATGTTCCTGTTACAATTCCAACACCAACACCACAATTAGAAGAATATTCATATGCTACACGTAAAGCAGAAACAGATTTTTATAGTTTTAAATTCTAAAATAACCAACTGTATAAATTGATATCTTTAATTAAATATTTTCTTGTTATTATATCAATAAATATTTTATTAATAACATCGCGTCGCATTTTTTTAAAATTTCTAATTTCCATAATAATATCGGTTAATTTAGTAGCAGGCGACCATTTAACACTATGTATAATTGAATTACAACAAAAACAGTAAATATCACCTACTTGTTTTAAATTTTTACAAAACCCAATCGCATTAATTCTACAAAATTGAATATAAGGAATTGAATTAATCAGAATACCTGGTGGTCTAAATGGATAAGAATCATGAATAATAAAGGAATATATATTGTATGAATTATATAGATTGTCTTGTACAGTTATTACCGGTACTTTTTTATTATTATCTATACCAATCATTATAGACGAAGAGACATTAAAAAGCGCGATTAATTCTCGTATGATACGCCTTTTAATTCGTAGTGAAACAATTTCTAATGCATATAAACTGTCTGTATCTAAAAATTCAGTCATAAATAATTAAGTATATATTTTATATTTAACTATTTATTTTATTTCAATTATTTTATTTATTCAATTATTTTATTTAGTTATAAGAATTAGTATAATTATTAATCTAATTATTATATAAAAGGATATGAAATCAAAGAATAATTGTAAAGATTTAACATTTGAAGATTGTGAGTTAGCTATATTGCGTATGGCAGTTGATAATGCAGAAGAAAAGATGGGTAAACGAATTGTTAATTCAGAAGATATACAAAAAATAATACAAATAGTAGAAGATTTTATAAAACAAAAGAATCTAATATGTTATGGAGGTACTGCTATAAATAATATATTACCAGTTGAAGACCAATTTTATAACAAAGACGCAGAAATACCTGATTATGATTTTTTTACAACAAATGCACTAGAAGATGCAAAAGAACTTGCAGACATTTATTATAAAAAGGGTTTTACAGATGTCGAAGCTAAATCAGGACAACATTATGGTACGTATAAAGTATTTGTAAATTATATACCAGTAGCTGACATAACCTTATTAGATAAAGGTATATATAATTCATTAAAAAAAGACGCTATAAGAGTTGGTGGAATATTGTATACACCACCAAATTATTTAAGAATGTCTATGTATTTGGAATTATCTAGACCAGCAGGAGATATAAGTAGATGGGAAAAGGTATTAAAACGTTTATCCCTGTTAAATAAACATTATCCTATTACTGATCTGAATTGTAATAATATTGAATTTCAGAGAGAAATGGAAAATAAAAATGATGATGATGAAATATATGAAAACGTAAGAAATACACTTGTGAATCAAGGAGTTGTATTTTTTGGCGGTTATGCAATTTCATTATATTCTCAATATATGCCTAAGAATTTAAGGACTAAATTGGAAAAAGTAGCCGATTTTGATGTTTTATCTAATGAACCGCAAACGACTGCAGAAATAGTAAAAGAACGATTAAAGGATATTGGTATAAAAAATGTTAAAATTATTAAACGACCACGAATAGGTGACGTAATACCAGAACATTTTGAAATTCGTATTGGTAACGATACAATTGCTTTTATATATAAACCAATAGCGTGTCATAGTTATAATATTCTTAATATAGGTAAACAAAAGGTAAAAATAGCCACAATAGATACTATGTTAAGTTTTTATTTGGCATTTTTATATGCAGATAAACCATATTACAATCAATTTTTAGATAGAATTTTATGCATGTCAAAATTTTTATTTGATGTTCAACAAAAAAATAGATTACAACAAAAAGGACTACTCCGACGATTTAGTATAACATGTTATGGTCATCAAGAAAGTGTTGAAGAAATAAGAGCACATAAATCAGAAAAATATAAAGAACTGAAACTAAAAGGTGATAAAAAAGAGTTTCAAAAATGGTTTTTAAATTATAAACCAGATGATATAAAAAATAAAGGTGAAAATAATAAGAGTGAACCCAAGAAAAAGAAAATTATAAAAAAAAATGATAAGGGAAAAAAAAGTAAAACTAAGAAATCAGGATTATTTGGTATTTATGGTGGTAAAACAATGCGTCGTAAACATTAAGTATAATAAAACATAAAAAATTAATAAAAATATATTTTATACATTATTATAATATTCATTATATACTTCTTGGAATGATACATGTTTTTTTTTATTATATAAATTATATAAATTAGATATAATCATACCGACTATTCCAATAAAAATAACTATACTAATATAAATAATCATACTGTAATCTGTAGTATCTGTATTTATAATATCTGTAGTAACATCTTGTAATGAAAACTCAGGAGTTATTATATTGATGTCTTCCATTTTATTAAATTTATATTTATATTATATAAATTAAACTTATAAACAATATGTTTTTATTATTAGAATAAATATTTCGTGTGATATTTTTGAAATAATTTTATATAACATTGTATCTGTAATTTTATGTGGCATTGTCTTTTTAACAAAAATAATTAATAATATTATATATATACACAATTTTTCAAAATAATATTTTACATAATATGAAAACATGTTAAAAATATTCCATTCATCCACAAAACTACACATCGGTGTATTGCTTTTTTTAATAAAAAAAGTATGTATATCTAATAATCCTGAAAGAATACGATGAAAATTATTATTTTCATTTTTTATATTTAATAAGTTACACATTTTATCACAACCAAAAAGGTCTAAATAAAGAATTTTTTTATTAGGTTCTTTTTTAAAAATAAATGGTATTATTCCATCCATAGATTTATTTTTATACAAAATACTACCATCTATTAAATAAGGTATATAACAAGAACGTATAAGGGTTTTGAATATATCGTCAACATTTTTATATGTTGATTTTACAGGTTTTTTCCCCCTTTTAATATTATTATATGTAATAAAAAGTCTATTGTTAACTTTTTCACAAACATTAGTTGGAATAAAATTAGACAAATATGTTTTTAAATTTTTAAGACTTGTTAATTTATATGATTTTCTAAATTCTTTATTAAAAATCTCATATATTTTTGGAATATAGTCAAGAGCATCAATAAAATATAAAAATCCTACAATAGAACCTATACTACACCCCGATATTCTGTCTATTTTAATATATTTACGATTTTCCATTTCTTTTAAAAAATACATAGCACCTGCTAGATAACTACCATTAAATACCCCTCCTTCTAATACTACATCAATAACTAGAGGTGTTTTTGTATTTTTTATATCATCTGGTAAATTATCGATTAATTTAATAACATAATCGTTAATCATTTAATTACTATATTTTATTATTTAGTAATTAAATTTAAAACGAAATATATTTTTTATATTTTATTTTTTATTATATTTTTTATATTTTATTTTTTATTATATTTTTTATATTTTATTTTTTATTATATTTTTTTATTTTCCATTAATCTATATACAAAATCATTTTCATTTTTATGACAAACATACATATTAATTAATTCTGCAGGAGAATAAAAATATTCTTTTACCTTTTTCAGTTTATTTTTATTTATTGTATTACCAAAAAGATGGTAATATATTTCAGATATTGTTTTATGACTAGCGTTACTTAATTCATGTGTAATATCAATCCTACCAGGTCTAACTAAAGCGCTATCTAGTTTGTTATAATAATTAGAAGATATAATTAGAATTCTTCCAGGTGTTTCACGAATACCATCCCATAAATTAAGAATATCATCAAGAGTAATAGGAGGATCATTATTTAAATTAACTTTAATTTTTGGTTCGTCATTTTTTTGATTAATATTTTGTAATACGTCATTAATTTTAACATTTTCAATATTTTTATTACATATTTTATTATACTTATTAGATTTTACTTGTCGTTTTGCATTTCTATCCAAAATAATATCACCAATACAGTCAATATCTTCAAACACAATAATTTTTTTATCAAATGTAATAGAATTTTTTTCGTTATTATTATTATAACTATCTTCAAAGAAAAATTGTTCTAATTGTCTCTTGGTCTTTATCATTTTTAATGATAAAATAATTATATGACGATTCGTATAATTTGCAAGAGCTTTTATAAATGATGTTTTCCCTGTTCCCGGTGGACCATGTAATCCAATGCCAAGTGAATAGGGAATACCTTTTTCATAATACCAATTACGATTATCAAGAAAAAAAACTATTTTAGATATTAACTCTTTTTTACCGTCAAAGAATATGTTATTAAATGTTCTAGAACTTTCAAAACTATATTCGCTCCAACATGATAATATATTTTCATCATCATTAACATTTACTTTATCTAAAACATAAATGTATTTTTTATTAATTCTATTTTGTTTAATATTTGATAAATAATTTTTAGTAATATTATCAAGATAATTTATTAAATAATTTATGGAATATTTATAGGAGTAAATAGTAATTGTAATTTTATCTGTTTTTGTATTAATATTTGAATTATCATCTCGTGATTCTTCGTTTTCTATTACCGTTTTTACATAAATATCATCATCTATTTTGAAATGTTTTTTTTGAAAAACTACGAATATATCAAGGTTTTTTCTTTTATCTTCGTCATTAGAAGATGATTGAAAATTGCTATGACTTTCTTTTACACTATAAATTTCATGATTTTTATCAATATTTAAAATAATATAATTCCAAATTCCTTTAAATCTATCACTATAATTGGAACACACATTATGACCCAAAAAATTTGATATGGAACTTCTTTTACCTTCAATAATAATAGAGTTTTGTTTTAAAAAAAAAGTCTTTATATCATCAAAATTATAAATATATAATAATATATCAATAATACTATTATTATTATCATAAATATAACTAAATATATAACCACATAAAGTAATGACTAATGTCGAAATAATAGTATCCATTATGGGATTATCTGTTTTTAAAAAATTAAATATTGTTAATTTTGCAATATTCACACAATTTGAATATAATGTATTAATAAAATGATTCATTTTTTATTGAGTATAATATTATATAGTGTTTATAATTTTATATAGTTTAATTATATAATTATAGCGTAAATAATATTATTTTTATCTAAAATGCATTAAAATGATTAGTAACTTTATTAAGTGCATAAAATAATAAACCAAAAAGAATACTAGTAAATAAAAATCCATTTATATTAAAATTACCATCTTTTGAAAATAAAACTGGAAAATAACCAAATAAAAAATTTTTGAAAAATGGCAATTGAAATAAAAAATATAAAACTGCTAATAATAATGGTGTTTGTATTTCATTATAAATATCATCTAATGAATTTTGTCTTTGACAATTATTATTGTAATCATTTATAATATCGTTGGTTTGTTCGTAATTTTTAATATAGTCTATATTATTTTGAGGAGGTGGAACATAATTAGGTTGAACATGTGCATCTGTACTATGATCCGTTGTAACCATTGGAATATCTCTTGATGGCAATTGTGTTATACCTGTAATACTTGCTTGTTGAAGACCACTGACAATTTGGTTAATAGTTGTTTGATCTAAAGAAACACCTGCACCATTTTGTGACTGTTGTGAATTTTGTTGTTGTACAACATTGTTTTCAGTAGCAGTTAATGATATATTATTTGTTATATTACCTCCTCCAACTGGATCAGTTGGCAAATCTAATATACTAGTATAATCACTCATAATTATTATAAAGAATGATTGATTATAGTAATTACGCAAATATTATTTAATATTTTACTCAAATTCAACTATTTTAGAATTTGTATTACATTTTGTTGAAACCGCATTATATTTCACACAACCATCTTTAGTTTTATATATTTTATCCTTAATTTGTTCTAAAGGTGGAGCATAAAATATAAGACAATTTTTATTGTTACATACTGTTCTAAAAAGTGACGCTAACCCAAACCCTAACAAAACAGACATAATTCTTTTCCCTGTTTCAGTATGAACAAATTTACCAAGATTAATTGCCATTATATTATATTATATTACAAGTTTTCTTTTTACAATAAAAATATAATGTAATATTTTTTTCTTTTTTACGATTGTATTGGTATGCTAGATATTAAAGATTTATTAGATGGACAATCAACTCTTTCTTCTTCAAAATAAAAACAATTATCAGCTTTATCTTTAAACAATACCTTATCAACAGTTTCTGGATTAGGATAAATATAAATAGTTTTCATTTCTGGACCTAAGATGTAAATAAAAAACAATCCGATTGCAAAACTTATTAAAAATACAGGAATGGAAATATAATCTAATAACATATATAATATATATAATATATATAATATATATATAATTAGATACATCTAAAAATAATCCTTATTAAATTTTAGTTCTTTTGATACTAGTTCATTCATGCTATTTCTTAACAAATTATAATTTTTTATTCCGTCTTTTTCATTATACATTGTTAAATATGTATCCTTCATAGAATTTGGTAGTTTATTAAATACGTCATTATATATATTATTTCCAAAATCGTAATTACCATTTGGTAAAGGATTTGGTGGTATTATTAAATTAGGTGGTTCAGTAAATTTACAACTTTCATTTTTAGCTCTAGAATTAACACAATTATACATAAATTCTGTTATCCATTCGTGATTACTTCTTAATGCTGTCTTTAATTCGTTAGGTAGTTTATTCCATAAATTTGTATAGTTAGAATTATTCCATGTTATTCCATCTTTACCTTCACCATATGTAGGTTCAATACGTTGTATCATTTGTACTTCTTCTTCTTTTTCTTCCTCTTCTTCTCCTCCTTCTTCTTCTAATGTATCACTTGATTCAATAATTAATAGTGGTTTCTTTTTACTGGGTGCTTCATAACCAACATTAAATTTAACAACTCTGTTTTGAAAACTAGTAAAAGATAAATTGAAAATACTATATCTATTTTGTATTAAATTACATGTATTTGTATGATCATTATGATATACCATACTTTCGTTATATTTTAAATTTCTTATTTTACTAAGTAGCGGCAATAATGTTGTATTATATATATTTACTGCATCACGAGCATATTGAACATTATTTGTTTCATTCATTTTTTTAATACATTCTTTTATTTGATCTATTTGTATATATGTTTCAGTAATGGATTCATTTATTTCTTCTTTTTTGTCTTCATTGTCAACAATTTTATTATAATGTTCAAGATATTGTTCATATAATGAAGTATAGGTAGTTATAGTATCTTTTAAATCGTCAAATTTTTTAAGTGCTTCATCGGTTGTTAAATAACCAAATAATAATTTATTTTTATGGTCAATTATTTCATTTTTATATTCTTTAATATCTTTTTCCATATAATTTAATAATTCTGGTAATAATTCTACTTTACCTATTTGAATTTTAATATTTAAATTACATGGGTCTGCGATAATACCACATGTGGCGCTATGTTCTCTATATGTATCTGCTTTTTCTATATCCTCAAAAAATGTGGTTTTAAATATAGTACCACCAGGTCTTTTACAATTAATACATTTAGGTTTTAACTTTAAAAATTCGGAACGTTTTTCTTTATTACTTAATGTAATATTATTCATTATTTTTTTCTTATTTGCCATAATTAGACCTTCATATTTAAGTTTAAGTTTGAAGTATTCATTTAACGCTTCTTTTATATCTGGTAAAGATGTTGATGGTGATTCCATTATATATTATATCTTATAAATTATTTGCGTTTTAATCTAAAATATAAACTGTGTTTAATTAAATATTTTTATATTGTTTTTGAATGTATAATATCATATTCACTTTCCCATTTAGGTAATCCAGTAATTAATTCTTGATGTGCAATACGTTTGGCTTGTTGAAATTTTTGTATTTTTGATAAAATATATTGTTGTTTCTCTTTTTTATTTTTTTCTAATTCAACCGGACTTAATTTACCCTTATACTTATACAATAAAATTAATCCTAAAACAAGTAAGAATGCAATAAACATACCAACATTGAATATTAAATTATGAAATTTTTCTCTAACTATATGACACTGTTTTAGAGTTTGATGTAAAAAATATGTCACTCCTGGTTCAGTAAGATGTGGTCTAGAAAAATCTGGATTATCCATAATAAATATAGTTAATTTTATAAATTAATTTATACATATTATCTATATGTCTAATTCATTTTTAAATATATTTTTTTTTTTAATAACAACAGCAGTATATTATTATGGGTTGAAACCATTATTAACATATGAAACAACAATTGACCTTAAAAGATATGAGGATTACACAAAAAACAATTATATGTATTTAGGTATTTATTTATTAATGGTTTTATTTATTCAACTTTTAGCAAACGCTTATATTATTACATCAAATTGCGGAGGAAGTGTAAAAGAAAACATAGGTGCATCATTTTTATTTACTATTATTCCATGGACACTAATATTTGGATTTGTAATTGTAGCTGTACAAACAGGTTTCCCATTTGGTAGTGATTATGTAAGTGCATTTTCTAATGTTATAGGATATTTTTGGGTTTCAACTTCTGCAAATAAAATATTAAATGAATTATTAATTGATAGAAATATACAAAATAAAATAGATGAAGATAGTACATTAACGTCTGAACAAAAGAAAACGATGCAAAGCGCAGCAGACGCTATAATTAAAATATGCGGTAATACATCAATATTGATTAATCAAATAGTTCCTTCAAATTTTAATGAATATTGGAATATATTAACTCCATTAAAGAAACAACAATATCAAATAGATAATGAAGATACTGCAAAAATAAGAGATGAACTATTTGAAATTGTTTTAACAAAATATAATGTTGGTGAATCTATGTGGTATATTTATACTGGTATTTTGTTAATAGCTTATGTTCAACTTAAAATAACAACAAGAGGGTGTGTAAGTAATATAAAAACTATGGAAGAAAATTATAATAAATTTAAAGAAGAAGAACAAAAGATGAAGGATGAAAAGGAATTAGCCACGAGTACAACATACACAATAACAAATTAATAAATATTTAATATATTTAATATATTTATATATTAATTTATTAAATAATCATTATATAAATATAATATGTTTGATGATTGGGAATTGGATACTCATGAATTACAATATGCTAATATTATTTATACAGATGAACAAAAAAAACAATTACATGAAAGAAAATTAGTTGAAGAGGCAGATAACATTTTAACGAAAGAACTTTTTGACAATAATACTGGGAACGATAACACAATTTGTAATAATGGGAATGATGTTACGACAATTTGTAATAAATCCACAAAAAATAATTTTAGTAAAAAAATAAAAAACGAACTAAAACAAAAAGATTTGTCAAAAAAGATAAAAGAGCAAATTAATGAAAATAATAAACATATTGAAACATACGGTGAATCACAATATTCGGATAATGAATATTTAGATTATGAAGACAAATTTTATAAATAAAAATGATTTCTCTAAAATACTCTTGAAAATGTTACATAATACATAACAGTCAAATAACATACAAGTCCTAAAACTAAAGATAATAACCAAATAGGTAATATAGTTTTATTTTTATATCCAATACCAAATTCACGAATACTTCCATCTTTATTATAAAAACATGATGGTTTCATTATTTGGATAAATCCAAAAATAATAATAAATAATATAATAGACGATAATGTCATATGTTCTCTAATATAGTTTTTATACATCTTATATATAATTATAAACAAATTTTTATTCTTATCGGAATATTATTTATTATTCTTAAATAATATTTTATTCAATTCTTATTTATCTAATTATAATCTTGGTAATCATCATAATCTTCTTCAGGTGCTCCTACACCATCTGTATTACCGTCATAATAATCTTCATTCATATATCCCATATCATATGCTTCTGCATCAATATCATCTTCATTTTGTTGTTGTTCCATAAATTCATTTAATAATATATCAATATTTTCGTCATTTGCATCTAAATTATTTTTTCTAATATTTTTTTCAGCTTTTAACATTTCATCTCTAAATTTTTGTTCTTCATCATAAAAATCTTTATCTAATGTAATTAAACCTTTTTGTAAACCCTTACTATACATTCCAAGTTTATTTATCTTAAGAATAGTATCTGTATCTCTTTCTTCATCTGTCATTCTTTTTAGTCTATCAGTGACTAAATCTTTTTCTTTTTCTCTCAATTTAAATACTCTATCTTGTATTTCTTCATAAGATGTATCAATTGTATTTTTTTGACTATTCAATATTTCAATAAAACATATTAATAATTCGGAAATTTTTTGTCTAAGTTCTTTTTTATTACCTGTTAATAAACGCGTATCTACTTGTTTTCTTGATGTTATTGATAAATCAA